TGTGGTGTCAAACTTTTAAATGTTTCAATACCTGCTTTCATAGGACCTGATTTACCAGTCAAAGTGTCACGTATTTTTTGCATGTCTTTAGGACTTGCATTTGGCAGTGTTCCAATAATATTACTAGGAGTCACACCTACAACTTGATTGTTTACAATACCTACACCGTATCCTTTTACACCTAAACCTGCCATAGCTTGTGCATATTGAAGTTGATTTAAATTTTTTTGTCCTGCCATTGCAGCAGTTATAGTAGTGCCAGATAAACTAGCAACTTGTCCTAACACTCTCCCCGGCTCGAACACTTGAGGTACTCCAAATGTAGATCTTGTTCCTTTAGGGCCTATCTGATAACTCTTACCAAATATATCAACCGATCCTTTTTTACCTGCTCCCCCCAATATAGAATCTAAATCTTCTGGTAAATCTTCTATCGTAACTTTTTCAAAATCGTCACCATCATCATCTTCTTCATAGTCAGGAACTATACCTTGTTGTTCTACTGTAGGTCTTTTTCCAAGCAAAGGAAAAGATGGTTTGCGTCTTTGTCCAAACGGAGAAGCAATAGGAGCTATAGCTAAAGGTGCAAATGTGACTGCAGATGGTATAGCAAGCTCATCTTCAAGTTTGAACACGGCTGAAGCTCCGAGTTGTTTAAACATATAATCTTTTACGACTGATTCAATCGACACTTTTCATCCTTACTACGGCTTGATGATCATTCTTGAGTTTCTTGATCTGTTCCAGTAAAGCCAGTTTCCCCTGCAGTTGGAACACTTCCAGTTCCGATCGTGCCGCCACCAACGCCTGAATCGTCACTTGGGTTAGCTCCTGCAGGTACTCCTCCAGACTGTTCCATGCCTGCTCGTTGTTGATCAGGGGATTGAGGTTGTTGGCTTGCTTCTTGTTGAGCATTTACAAGTCCTTTCAATATTTCAGCAAATACCTGTGCTTCGCTTACATCGTTGACTAAACTATCAGGATCTATATCTTGTGCTATTGCAAGCTCTCTCATAAGATTTGGTATCTTTATAAAAGGTGCAAGCGTTGGATTTACTGCTGTTTGTAATAGAGTTGTTAATCTTTGACTGCGTACTTCTTTTTGCATCACTGCTGCAGTGCCACGAGGTTTGATTTCAAGATCCCCCTCTATCTCTGGCACACTATCAGTAAATTGCATATTCCACTGAAAGTATGCTTCCCCCATTGGTTTTAATAAATGATCATCTATATTTTTTATAACTGTTTTTAATGATAAACTTGCTCCACCCAGTAACATAGATAAACCTGATGCAGTTCTACCAGTTCCAGTCACACCTGTTTGTCCGTGTAATATAGATGGTATACCTGTATCCTCATCTGCAAGTTGTCGTGATATTTGATACATCTGTATGTTTTCAGGTGCAGTGTTTGGAAACTTTAGTCCGTTGATTGCAGTGCCAGTTACACCTGATTGTCTAAATATCTTACCGGGGAATATATCCATGTTTTGACCCGGCACTAAACTAGCTTCATCGATATCAAATACAAGATTACCTGCAAGTGCTAAGTTATCAATAGCCATACGATAGTGACCGTTCATCAACTTTTGTGAGTATTCCATGTTTTCTGCAACACCTACGCCCCATAACTGATATGGATTTGTTTCGTATGGAAATGCTTGGAAAGGTAATCGTGCAGGCATAAACGGATTGAGAACACATCTAATTATCATACCACCACAAACCCAAACGTTTACTTGAATTTGATCTAGTTCTGATATATTTTCTACACCTTGCATGCCTACTTCATCAGCGTGTTTTTTATCTATGACACCCCAGTATTCAAGAACTTCATATCTGTTTTCTTGAAAATATGGTTCGGTATCATCCTCACGGATAGTATCTTCGTAATATTTATCTTCGTAGTTAGGACCTTTTGCAAGACATTCTTCAATAGCATCTTTGTAAAAATAAGGTCTATTAATCAAAGCACGAAGTTGTTGTCTGTTCATACGATGTCTTTGTATAACATACTCACAATCATCTATGCTTGTTGCTGATGGATCAGGATGAAAATCCCACAATGATACATATTCAATTCGTGGCACTAACTTTTCATATGGCTCGTAATTCTTATCTCCGTTACCATTTGTTTGCCACTTGTGAACACGTTTGTAAGAATTAAATGGGCCTTTAACTATACCTGTACCTAACATACATGATTCAAAAATAGCATTACGTAAAACAGTAACAGCGTCTGTGTCTGTTAATTGATCGTGTATCAATTTTTCT